AGCTCGTTCAGCGTATTCAGTGCGTCAGGCGACGAGTCTACAAGGGCGGCAATCGCGGCCATAACGAAAGCCGTGTTTGCGATCTGAGTATTATTCGTTCCCTGTCGCGCAGTTGGCGTCGTTGGCGTTCCGGTCAGTGCAGGGCTGTTTAATGGCGCTTTCTTGTTCGTTTCATCCATTACCGTCTTAACGGCTTTCGGCGTTGCAGCCAGTGTTTCAGACGTGCTGTTGGTCGCACTGCTTAACTGAGTAAAACCTTTTGCGGTCAGCGAGGCGTCAGGGTGACGTCGTGACTGTTCATGTTCTGCAATTTTGTCATCAACGTAATCCTGCGTCGCCATCACCGTTGTGGTGTCGATGGTCAGATCCACTGAGGCCACACTGCTGACGATAATGACCATGCGGCAGGTCTGCGAACGTCCTGAGCCTTCGGCAAGGGCTGGCTTATAACTTTCGGCCATGTTCGCCACGGCAATTAACGTTCCCGCATCATCGTACAGGCCAAGCTCACGCATCCAGAAACCGCCCACCTCCGGCGGAATAACCAGCTCTGCGATAATATAATTACTGTTTCGTTTGTCCTGGCTGATTTTGTTCAGCGCATGTCGCCAGACTTCGTGGATAAGCCCGGTCTGTCCGGCATCCGGGACAGGCAATTTACCACCGCCATCCCCGACGGCCATCGTGGTAATGTTGACCTTCCGCCCTCCCGGCGCGGTTGCCGCTGCCAGCTTTGCTGCACCGGCAGTGGTGATAACGGTTTTGAATTTTGTGCTCATTATTCCTCACTTATCCGGGGTAAACCGTAATTACATCGCCGTCATAAGCCACACCACCGGCAAACAGGTAGCCGGGAATGTCCCGGGTAATGTTCAGACCAATAAGGTGGCGGCTTGCAGGTTTGGCATCAGCAATCAGCCGTTCCATTTCCTGATACATTGCCTCTGTGATGCCGCTTTCCAGTACACCAATATCAAGCCGGAAGGTGCCGGGCGGGTCACTGTTTTCCCACCACTCCGTCACGTTGATGAGATAGCCGAGCGGCTCCACCACACGCCGGATTGCACCTATTGTGCCTTTATGACAGTGGATGAAATAGGCATCGCGGATAACGGCGCGTTTTGTCGCTTCCGGCCACTTTTCATCCCACCTGTCGACCGAAAACGCCCACGCCAGCCACGGCAGCAGATTTGCCGGACAGGTATCCGGGTTCCACAGCTCACGAATACTGACCGGCGTTTTTTCAATTTCCGCACAGGCTTTTGCGGCGGCGACTTCAAGCGGTGATGAGCCGGTCGGCAGCAGTCGCGAATCACTCATCCGAGCCTCCGGTCACGACGCTGTATTCGGTACAGAAAGACGCCTGCGTATTGTTGAGCACGATGTCGGCCAGCGGTGCAGCCAGTTCGACACGCTGCACGCCTTCCACATGCAAAGCGGCATAAATGGCAGACAGACGGATGTCGCGCCCCAGCCGGTGCTGTGCCGTGATGTATGCTTCCAGTTTTTTCACGGCGGCCGCGCGGATGGGTTCACTTTCGGGACCAGGGTAAAGGTAAAGCGTGGCGTTTATCTGGTATTCAACAATGGCGGCAGACTGCACGGTCACGCGGTCGGCCACCGGTCTGACGTCCTCGCCATTCAGGGCGTTACGCACCACCGCCAGCAGGTCTTTGGATGCGACACCGTTATTCTCACGTGACAGCACAGAGATGGTGACGCAGGCCGGAGACGGACTGGTGACAGAGATATCCGCGACACGCCCGTCAGCACTGCGACCATGATACTGATAGGCACCCACCGACCCGGCGACGCTTAAACCTTCAAACGCCTGCTGAATACGCAGACGATAATCGGTATCAGATTCCATCACTGCCGGTGTCGGCGGGATGGTCGAATCATCTGCCGGGGTGATAGTCAGACGCGTGGTGTTGTAATTGGCACCAATCACATCAAGGTCATTACCGGCGGCACAGGCCAGCATCACCGCCCGTGCGGCCTCATTCACACGCTGACGCCAGATAAGCTCACGATAAGCATTTTCTTCCAGCAGTTTGACGAGAGGCTCAGATTCCAGTGTCAGGGTACGGGCGACCGCCTCCTGCTGGTCTTCCGGGTAAAGGGAAATCAGTGTCGCCTTGCGTTCGGCGAGAATGGTTTCAAAGTCCAGCTCCTCGACCACATCCGGTGCGGGTAGCTGGTTCAGGTCGATAATCGGCATGGTTTCAACTCACAGGGATGGTTAACGAAAGTGGCTGGCCGGTGTCGTTGTGCTGACCGGTTAACGTGACCGTCATTCGCCCGTCAAAACTGCGCGCCGTGGTGACGGATGACAGGGTGACGCGGGGTTCCCATTTCAGCACTGCCATGTAACAGGCGACCTTAATCTGCAACTCAAGCGCCGGGGTCTGCGGCTGGTCAATCATTGACGCCAGCAACGAGCCGTAATCACGACGCATCACCCGTGAGCCGACGGGGGTACGCAGGATATCGCCGATACTCTGGCTGATATGCTCAAGGTCAGTGACAGTCAGGCCATCACTGCGATTCATTCCGAGATAACGCGCAGTCATAGAGGTCCCCCGGTTGTGCCGCCGCTGTCGCCGGGGTGTTTATGGGTATGCAGTACCTTACCGTTTGATGAGAGCTCACCGCCGGTGTGTTCAATGTTGCCGCGCATCGTCCCGCCCTTCTGCACTTCCAGCGTGCCGGTAATCAGCCTGTTGGTGCAGACCACCTCCGGTGTGTCCAGGGTGATGCGGGTTGATGCTTTCACCATGACCACCGGCACCGTGGCAGTAACAGAATCAGAAGCCGTCACGCTGGCCGTTTTAACTCCGCTTACCGTGAGCGCGCTGGTTTCAGGTTCATACTCAATCACCGCCCCGTCAGGGAAACGGATATGCAGGGCATCCGCCGACGCAGACGGCGCGGGGTTATCGCCGGAATAAATCCCCGGCAGAACGAACGCCGTGTCGAGTTCACCACCCACGGCCAGAATCAGCACCTGTTCCCCCACGGAAGGAGCCCACCATGTGCGCGAACGCCCGGCGCGATGGGTCAGCCACTGAAGCCAGTCGGTGCACATGCCGCCGGTCTGCACACGGCAGCGACCGGCATTAAGGTCGGTTTCGACGATAATGCCGGTGCGGATCATGTTGCGCAGTGCGCGCGCGAGTTCCTGAATATTTGCGAGAGTGTTCATGCGTGTGAGATTGCACAATATATAAAAGTTATGCTATCTGGATTCATTTGTAGAACGACCATACAACATTCGAGGAGAGCGTAATGTTCAGTGATAATGTGACTAATGCGTGGTGGTTTATCTCTTTGTATCTATTTTTATTAATAGCATTAACATTTGTTACCTTTGGTAAAAGTAATCTTATGAGGTTTATTGCACATCATTTCAATCTTGAGTATTCAGACAGAAAGTTAAAAATGCTCGACAAAAAATGGCGCGACATTCAACTATTTAAAATAATTAACGGAATCAATGTATCAGGCATCGAAGATGTGAGAATGATACAGCAGGGGCTGATTGATGGAAAACTAAAAACATCGTATTTTTTCCTTACTCGCTTCTGGGGTGACATAACAAAACCACCACACATAATTAAAACAACAATTGTAATTCTGGCCAGTATTATTTATATTCTCTTCGCATGTTATATACACAATGAACAATCCGCTATAGTAAGGGATGCCATAGGTATACCATATAAAAATATGATGTACTATGTTTATAGTGACAAAGTTCTTTTATCCTTCAAAAATAAAACGGTTGAATTTAATAAAACTTATAGTCTTGCCGATTGCAAGAGTCTGCAAAACGTATTTATAAAAGACACACTTCCCGAGATCGCCTGCAATAAGCTCTTACAGCTAAACAAGGAGGACTCCGAATGGTTAAGTCAGGAGATTAAAGATAATAACAGCTACAGAAAAACATTATTAATAATGTCCCTAACCTATTTCATTTCAGGTCTGCTTATATTCCTGTCATATACAAAATTCCTTTACGCCAATAAGAAGGTTTTAGAATACAAAGCATCAAATAAAAACCACTCATAAACCTCTAAATATTGAGCGACCAGCACGGCCGCTCAATGCTTAATTGCGCATCAGCCTCTGCCTGGATAAAACTAACGCTCAAGGTGAGCCAGGATAATCTCTTCAATCATCTGCACATCCTCACCGGTAAAGCCGAGCAGAGGACGCGCCGGATAATCAATTTTCTTACCGTCTTTCCGGTTTTCTTCCGACAGACCGAACTGATGCACACTGGCGATTTTCGGTGACTTCCCGCCGTAAAACTCCATTGATGCCTGTTCCGGGCTGGCGCGGATATGCAAAAAACGACTGGTGATAAGTTTCGCAAACATTTTTCGCTTAACACGACCGGTCTTTTTTCTGGCGCTCTGCTGCTGGCGTGGCGCGTAGGGTGTGCCGTCCGGAGTTTTCTGTGCCATCACCCGACGCTGCTGACTCTGCCGCAGGCGTTTCGCCAGTTCGGCACTCAGTCGCCGACGCCCTGACGGTGACAGCGATTCAATCAGTCCGGTCAGCCGGTCTTCAAAACGCTTAAACTCATTCATCCCACTTGCTCACCAGTTCGCCATTGATATACAGCTCCATCGGGCGGGTGACCGGCTCCGGCGGCGGAGGTTCCGGGATATTCTTCACATGCAGCGCGCCGTCCACCTCACTGACCAGCGTGCGCTCGGTCAGCATCAGGCTGATACTGATATCAAAGCTGCTGTCATTGTTGATGTCCGCATAAAACGTGAAGCCCTTTTTCTGGCCTGCGTCGGTGGTCATGATGTCGGGCTGATTTTCCCGCAGCCACGCCAGCACCGGCACGATGAGCAGGTCAAAATCACCGGTAAAGTCGGTCACAATGACATTGAGCGTGTAACGCTTTTCAAATGACAGCGACCTCGCCAGTGTGGAGGCAATACTCCCGTTATCCACGAATATCCGCAGCATCTCGGGACTGGTTTTCAGCACCGTGACAGCATCAGTCAGCGCCCTGCGCAGGCTGTCGGGTTTGAGCATCGTTTTCGTCCTGACAGTGTTTAATCATTTTTACCTGGCTGGCACAGCGTGCCAGCGCGTTCTCAAGCTGCCGGATATCAGCACTTAAATCGCCGTTCGTCTCCGGGTCACTGCCCGGCATCGGGCAAAGGCTCACTTTCGGGCAGGCGTTGTGGACAATCACTGGCGTCGGCGCAGGCCGGGCGCTGGTGCAACCGGCGCACAGCATCAGGCAGGTCAGCGCCGTACCAGCGGCGAAAATCTTCGTTTTCATTAAGTAACCTCGTGATGGTTTTCTCGCGCTGTGCTTCACGCTTCGCGGCGTTCTCCAGCTCCTGACGCAGTGCCACCTGCGCCAGCTCGTTTTTGTCTGCCCTGGTAAGGGCAACATGAAGCTGATTTTTCAGCATGGTGATGGTCGTCTGCTGTTCACTGGCGACGTTGTTCGCCCTGTCCAGCGAGGCGCGCAGGCTGGCATTTTTGTGTTTCACCAGAAACAGACCGGCCACCGCCAGTGATAACAACACGACCAGCACAATCATCAGCTTTGACATGGTTCCCGCCCCTCAAAACGCTGACAGCAGGCCGTACGTATCAGCCGGAAGAACACCGATGCCACGAGATAAATCAGCGCGGTAAAAATCCACCCGGCAGCGACCAGCGAGATAAACGTCGCCACCATCACTACCAGAGCCACTGACCGCCTGCGCCACGGCACCGGCTGCAAAAACAGCGCCGTGACAATCTTCACGGCCAGCGATTCCGGCGGCAGCTCCCGCCCGTAACGTTCCAGTACATACTCAGTGGCATACACGCCGACACCACCGGCAACCACACAGATAACCGTCGCCAGAATCGCCCAGGCGGCGACAAAACTGACGGCCACGCTCTGCGGGTAAATCAGGGACAGTGCCAGCATCAGCGCCAGCGACACGTTCAGCATCAGTGAAAGGGATAATTTCTTCATGGTGTTTACTCCGTTTAAGCCGGTACGCCGCCAGCGGTACGCCAGACGGTGACCAGTTTTTCCAGTGAATGCTCACGCTGACCGTAACCGGCACCCGGCAGGGACGCCCAGATATTGCGACAGCGTGAAATGGCGCGCTCAATGCGTCCCGCCCGGATGTCATCCAGTGCACCGCGTTCGCGGATCAACTGAATGGCGAGTCTGTCCTGTGACAACGGACTGAAATCAGGCAGGGCAAGCTGTTTGCGGTAGTGCGGCCAGAACAGGTAAAGCTGCTGATAGCGACCGGAGGCCGTGGATTTTTCACCGCGACGGTTAAACACCTTCGCCGGTCGGCCATGCGCGAACGGGTGGTCACTGTAGTCGGTGAAAATTTCCGGCTTCCCGTCCAGTCCGGTGACTATCACGTCATAGCCCCGGTTTTTCGTCAGCGGATGATTCGCCGTCCCTTCGGACACGGCCAGCATGTCGAGAAAGGCGGCGATATTCTGGTGCGTGTTAATTACCGGCATTACGGTTTCCCCCTGCCCTTAAAGCGGCGCTGAATGGCAATCTCAATCACCTGATAACCGGCGATACCCAGCATGGAGCCGATGCCGCAAACCGCAGGCAGTGACAGGTCAGGAAACTGCACCAGAACAACACCGGCAACCATCGAGACAAAACCACCGAGCAACATGCGCCCGATAAACAGACGCGGGGTGATGGGTTCACCACCGGCAAGCACCTTGCCGACAACAATCAGCACCCCAATCATGAAAAGCGACAGGACGCTTTTTTCTTCTGCTGTCATGCGTTACTCCCACAGATTGACAGTTTCAGCCACGGGCGCGGTCTGAACGTCGGGCAGTTCGACGGCGGTGCCATGTGGCAGCACCGCACCCAGTTCAGCCAGTCCCGGATTTGCGACGAGCACGGTCTCAACCACGCCCTCAGTGCGCCCGTAATACCGGACACAAATGGCGTCGAGCGTGTCGCCCTGTAGCGCAAAGGTCTTCATCAGATTTGACTCACGATGCAGCGCGGCTTGTCCTGGATACGCGCCACCGCCCAGCGCATATCCCGCCACAGTTCATCAATGGTGCTGTCAATGCTGTCAGCCTTCTTGTCACCTTTCGCACTGGCATCCACGCCGCGATAACGCTCATAAAGCGACGCGGTCGCCATCGCACACACGGCGCGCTCGTAGTAAAAAACTTTGATGCTTTCACCGTCGATGTCGTCCGCCGGGACGTCCGCCAGACGCGTAAAACCGGCGGCAATTTTCTGTTCGCGGTACTCGTACAGCTCCGCATTCGTCTCCGCCATGCCTGACTTGATGGCCTCACGCAGACGGGCGGGGGCGACGGTCTGCTCAAGGCGCATACGTTCCCGGACGCGCTTCGGGTCGATATCGGGAAAAAAGAACGTGTTTTTAATCACCGGCTCGTCGCCTGCCGGTTGCGGGATGACCACCGTACCCTCACCGGACACGGGAGCCTCCTTTCGCGGAATAATCAGCGTCATCATGACTACCTCTGAAAAGTCGGGCGGTGGACGCCGGTGCAGTGTCAGGTGATTCACCCTCACTGACCGGCGTGCCGCCCTGGCGCGGGGCGCATTCGGTTGTTAACTGGCTTTCTTTTTCGGGCGTCCACGTTTTGCCGGTGTCACGCTCCGGGTCTTACGCGGGGTACGGGTGGCCGCTTTTGGCTGCGGCTCCGGCTTCGGTTTCAGCTCCCGCTCCAGTCGTTCAATCTCTTTTTTGACGCCTGCCTGACAGTCGAGCTGTGTCGCACGTTGCAGGTGAGCCAGCGCACCGGCGGCATCACCAGCGTCACGCAGAAACAGACCGGTGATTTTGTGCAGCTTTGCGCGCACTTCATCAGGCATGTCAGCCGTGGCGGTCAGTTCAATGGTCTCCGTCAGCAGGCGGGTATCCACAGACTCACCGGCAGCGTGAGCACGCATGGCCGCGAGCGCCACCTCCTCGGTGAACATGTACGGCGGGGGGCGGCGGTGTTTACCCGGCATGGTCAGACCGTACTTCAGGGCATAACGGGCAATCTCCAGCGCACCGGCAATATCGCCGGTATCCAGACGCCACAGCATGACCGTCATCAGAATGTCATCCTGTGCACCTTTGCCCTGCTCCAGCACGCCGTTCACCCACGGCAACCAGAACGGCAGCAGTTCGCGTTTTTTCGCGGCCTTCAGCTCTTTTGAATAAATCGCTTTCAGTGTGCGCTGGTCTGCGGCCAGCTTGACCAGCATCTGCTCATAGACAGTTGCATGTCGCAGCGGGGCGGCTTCCCGCTGCGCGGTCATCGCTGCCGAGACCCGCATCATGTGGCGCTGTGCGGGACTCGTCATCGGTCACGCTCCCGGCTCTGCGGTCGCCCTGGCCGGTGTGGAGAAATCACCGACCTTAATTTTTTCCACCAGACAACCGGCGGCGTAGTCTTCCACCACGTAATCAATGTTCATTGACTCGTAGTTCTCCACGCGGTCGAGTTTCGGGTTTTCCACAATCACGCGGCGATGGCTGTCATCCATGTAGTAGATGGACAGGTTTTCCAGCTTCGTGATGAGCATCGCATCCGCCGGGAAGTACGGGACGCGTACCGCTGGCAGGTTGCCGATGCGTTTCTGGCTGATGATGACGTCAGCGGCCAGCATTTCGCTGTTGTCCTGCTCCTTGTTGACGATGGGAAAATACTTGTCCGCCAGTAGCTGACGTCCCACAATCACCACAAGGTCAGGGTCTTCCTGATACCACGGCTCAATCAGGTTGTTGGTCGCATCCATCACCAGTGCATCAAGGCTGGCATAATCACCGCCCTTACCCACGCGGATGACCTCAGAGGTGGTGTGCCCTTCCTCGTCAGTGACCTTGCTCATCACGCGCGCCGGGGCTTCATTGCGGTATTTCTGCAGCCAGCCGACCGCCACATCCTGCAGCATCGGATTGCTGCTGCGGTCAGAGGTTTCGGCACGCTTCACGCCGTTAAAACCGGCCATGATGAAATCAAGGGACTGGCGTTTGATAATGGCGTTACGGACACGGAGCTGGAAATCCTGATAACGCGCCCACAGGTCCAGCGTTTTGTAGCGGATATAAAAATCGAAGTTAATCTGGTCGCATTCGTACTTGTTTGACGCCAGCTTCGAGAAGTCCTTCGGCTGACGCTCGGTGCCACCGGCGGTGTCGGTGGTGCTGGCGATGGAGCCGGTGACACCAATACCAATTTTTTCCCCTTTCATTTCGCTGACCGGCACAATGTTGATGCGGGTCAGAAAGTCAGAGGACTCCTGCATGGTGTTCATCAGGGTCTGGGTGACCGACGGTTCAACGGTGAATTTTTTCGACACATCACCGGCGTCGATGCCGTTCAGTTCGGCAACACGGGACAGGTAGGCATTAAATTTAAAGCGGGTTTCCTGGCGCATAGTTTTTCCTGAAATTAAGGGTTAATCGTGAAGGTTTTCCCGGACTGACTGACGCCGGTCAGCAGTTCGTCATCAGGGCGTCACCGCCACCGCCGGTGGCTTTGCTGCGGCGCTGCTGGGTCAGACTTTCGGTGTGGTCGAGACTGTTTTTCAGGCGGGTGAATGCCTGGCTGGTTTCATCCGCCCTGTCAGTCACATCCTGCTTAAGTGCGGAAAAGGCGGTTTCCATCTCAGCGAGGCGCTGCTCAGTGGCGCTCAGTTTTTCCTGCACATGTTCAGCAACAGCGGTCACCGCTTCATGCACGTCATTCAGACGGGCGTCATCGCTGGCCTGTTTGCGGCCAAAAATGGATTTCACCTTTTCGGTCAGGGCGGTGAACACGGTTTCAGGCAGGTCTTCAAATTCCAGCTCAACAGGCGTTGCCACTGAAATCAGGTTTTCAGGGCTTAATTTGAAGCGGTTCAGGGGGTTGTGTTTTGCCGTGCGGCAGAATTCCAGGTATTCCGTGCCGAGGCTTGCCGGGTCATCGGTGACGGCCAGCCCCACCAGATAACATTTGCCTGTATTGGCAAAGTTCGGCTGAATTTCCATTGAGGTATAGACCTTCTGCGCGGCCTTGTTCATCGCGATAAGGTCATCGGTCGGGGTGATTTTCGCAAACAGCGCCCATTTGCCTTTCAGCGCCGAATCATCGTCAATCTTTTCGGCCTTCAGTTCGGCCACATCGCCATAACGCTTAAAAATACCGTCAGGCAGGATGCCGCGCAGATGTTCCAGGTTAATGCGGCAACCATAGACACGCGGGTCAAAGGTTTCGGCCATTTCCTGAATATCCTGCGCACTGATGACACGCCCGTCACAGGTGTCACCCTCAACGCCGATACGAAAGAATTTTGAGACTTTTTTTGCCATTGTCAGGAGTCCTGAATAGTGATTAGAGGAGTCACATGTCGGCATCAGTTTCCCGACGATGCGCATCCTCCGCCATCAGTCCCGGATGGCTTATCACTGACACAACAGCACCTTAGCGAATCGCGGGGCGCGACTCAGTAGCCTTGCCGTGTATTCATCACGGCGAGGTATTCATGACCATCACCACAGACACCACTCTTTTACACGACCCGCGTCGTCAGGCGGCGCTGCTGTACTGGCAGGGGTTTTCCGTGCCGCAGATTGCCGCCATGTTGCAGATGAAACGCCCGACGGTGCAGAGCTGGAAACAGCGCGACGGCTGGGACAGCGTTGCCCCCATCAGCCGTGTCGAAATGAGTCTGGAAGCGCGGCTGACCCAGCTCATCATCAAACCGCAGAAAACCGGCGGTGACTTCAAGGAAATTGACCTGCTGGGACGCCAGATTGAACGACTGGCACGGGTCAACCGCTACAGTCAGACCGGCAACGAGGCAGACCTTAATCCGAACATCGCTAACCGCAACAAAGGCGGGCGGCGCAAACCGAAAAAGAATTTTTTCAGCGACGAAGCCATCGAAAAGCTGGAGCAGATTTTCTTTGAGCAGTCTTTCGACTATCAGTTGCACTGGTATCGCGCCGGGCTTGAGCACCGCATCCGCGATATCCTGAAATCCCGCCAGATTGGCGCAACGTTTTATTTTTCCCGCGAGGCGCTGCTGCGTGCCCTGAAAACCGGTCATAACCAGATTTTTCTGTCGGCCAGTAAAACGCAGGCGTATGTGTTCCGCGAATACATCATCGCCTTTGCCCGGCTGGTTGACGTTGACCTGACCGGTGACCCGATTGTCCTGGGCAATAACGGCGCAAAACTGATTTTTCTCGGCACCAACTCCAACACCGCGCAGAGCCATAACGGCGACCTGTACGTCGACGAGATTTTCTGGATCCCGAATTTTCAGGTACTGCGTAAGGTGGCATCAGGTATGGCCTCACAGAGTCACCTGCGCTCGACCTATTTCTCCACCCCGTCCACGCTGGCGCACGACGCCTACCCGTTCTGGTCGGGTGAACTGTTTAACCGGGGACGCGCCAGCGCCGCCGAACGCGTGGAAATCGACGTCAGTCATAACGCCCTTGCCGGTGGGCTTCTCTGTGCGGACGGCCAGTGGCGGCAGATTGTCACCATTGAGGACGCCCTGAAAGGCGGCTGCACGCTGTTCGACATTGAGCAGCTCAAACGCGAAAACAGCGCCGACGATTTTAAAAACCTGTTCATGTGTGAATTTGTTGACGACAAGGCGTCGGTATTCCCGTTCGAGGAGCTGCAACGCTGCATGGTCGACACGCTGGAAGAATGGGAAGACTATGCGCCGTTTGCCGCCAATCCGTTCGGCTCCCGCCCGGTATGGATTGGTTACGACCCGTCACACCGTGGCGACAGCGCCGGATGCGTGGTGCTGGCACCGCCGGTGGTGGCCGGAGGTAAATTCAGAATACTTGAGCGTCACCAGTGGAAAGGCATGGACTTTGCCACTCAGGCGGAATCCATCCGCAAACTCACCGAAAAATACAACGTCGAATACATCGGAATTGATGCCACCGGCCTCGGTGTCGGCGTGTTCCAGCTCGTGCGCTCGTTCTATCCCGCCGCGCGCGATATCCGCTACACGCCGGAAATGAAAACCGCAATGGTGCTCAAGGCAAAAGACGTCATCCGCCGTGGCTGTCTGGAATATGACGTCAGCGCCACCGACATCACCAGCTCGTTCATGGCTATCCGCAAGACCATGACCAGCAGCGGACGCAGCGCCACCTATGAGGCCAGCCGTAGCGAGGAAGCCAGCCACGCCGACCTCGCCTGGGCGACCATGCACGCCCTGTTAAATGAGCCACTCACCGCCGGTATCAGCACCCCGCTGACATCCACCATTCTGGAGTTTTACTGATGAGCAAGAAAAAAGGGAAAACACCGCAACCTGCGGCAAAAAAAATGACCGCCAGCGCCCCGAAAATGGAGGCATTCACCTTTGGTGAGCCGGTGCCGGTACTCGACCGCCGTGACATTCTGGATTACGTCGAGTGCATCAGTAACGGCAGATGGTATGAGCCACCAGTCAGCTTTACCGGTCTGGCAAAAAGCCTGCGTGCTGCCGTGCATCACAGCTCACCGATTTACGTCAAACGTAACATTCTGGCCTCAACGTTTATCCCACACCCGTGGCTTTCTCAGCAGGATTTCAGCCGCTTTGTGCTGGATTTTCTGGTATTCGGTAATGCGTTTCTGGAAAAGCGTTACAGCACCACCGGTAAGGTCATCAGACTGGAAACCTCACCGGCAAAATATACCCGCCGTGGCGTGGAGGAGGATGTTTACTGGTGGGTGCCGTCCTTCAACGAGCCGACACCTTTCGCGCCCGGCTCCGTGTTTCACCTGCTGGAGCCGGATATTAATCAGGAGCTGTACGGTCTGCCGGAATATCTCAGCGCCCTTAACTCTGCCTGGCTGAATGAGTCGGCCACGCTGTTCCGCCGCAAGTATTACGAAAACGGCGCTCATGCCGGATATATCATGTACGTCACTGATGCCGTGCAGGATCGCAACGATATCGAAATGCTTCGCGAAAACATGGTCAAGTCGAAAGGCCGCAACAACTTTAAAAACCTGTTTCTCTATGCCCCGCAGGGGAAAGCCGACGGCATTAAAATTATCCCCCTCAGTGAAGTGGCAACGAAGGACGATTTTTTTAATATCAAAAAAGCCAGCGCCGCTGACCTGCTGGACGCGCACCGCATCCCCTTTCAGTTGATGGGCGGCAAGCCGGAGAACGTCGGGTCGCTGGGTGATATTGAGAAAGTGGCAAAGGTCTTTGTCCGCAATGAGCTTATCCCGTTACAGGACAGGATCCGCGAGATAAACGGCTGGCTCGGTCAGGAGGTCATCCGATTTAAAAACTACTCACTGGACACTGACAACGGCTGAACATCGCCGCCTGCGGGCGGCTTTTTTACACCCCGTCATCACGCCCTCACACGTTCGCCACTGTACAAAACACCCCGCAGACACACCAACGCCCCGGCAGGCCGACTAAACGCCATCACGACGCGCTCAGACGCTGAAAAAATAAAATCAGCACCACCGCCAGCGCGCAGTGCTTTCCCCGCCTCGCCCGCCCGCTTCATGGGTCGGTTTTGATGCAATTCCAAAAGCCGTCCAAACTCTCTTAGGCTAAATGTCCAACGAGAAAATAGTTCTTTGAATGTGAATGCATTTTAATGCAGAGTTATGCCCAGCATTTTTGTACACTTCGATGTATCAAATGCGCTGCAAACGATCAAATATGGATGTTTTATCAAGCATCCCCCAAAAGATATTTACATCATCCCATGAGGTTAAGATGGATAACAAAATCGTAGAAATTGAGACAAATAAGCTTGATTTTGACCCTAAAAACCCACGTTTCTTTCGTCTCAATGATGCCAGTAACGCTGCAACAGTCATTGAGGAAATGTTAGATGACGAAAGTGTCCACGATCTAATGCTATCAATCGGTCAGCAAGGTTACTTTCCTGGAGAACCTTTATTGGCAGTAAAAAGCAATGGAAACTACATCGTGGTTGAGGGAAACAGACGCTTAGCTGCTGTAAAGTTGCTCAATGGAGATCTGCTTCCTCCAAAAAGAAAACTTAAAGGTGTGCAAGAAATCATTGATGATACTACCAATAAACCTAAGAAGCTTCCCTGCATCATTTATGAAAACCGAGAGGATGTACTGAGATATATCGGTTATCGTCATATAACTGGGGTCAAAGAATGGGACTCATTATCTAAAGCCAAATACCTTAAAGAGTTATGTGATACTTTTTATTCACATGAGCCTAAAGAGATAGTATTAAAAAATCTGGCTCGTGAGATTGGGAGTAAACCACATTATGTTGCAACACTTCTCACTGCACTGAACTTATATGAAGTCGCGCATGACCATGAGTTTTTTAATTTACCCATGAAGGCTTCTGACGTGGAATTTTCATATATAACCACAGCTTTGGGATATTCAAAAATCACAAACTGGTTAGGTCTACAGGATAAAAAGGATTTTTTAGACCCAAATTTAAATGAAGAAAACCTTAAGCGTTTATTCTCTTGGTTTTTTGTGCCTGACCAACAAGGTAGAACCATCATCGGTGAGTCTCGAAGAATAAAAGATATTGCAGCAGTGGTTGAGAAACCCGAAGCAATTGAAATTCTCATGAAAAGTTCAAACTTGGATGAAGCATATCTATATACCAGCGGAGAAAGAGAAGCATTAGATAAAGCACTAAACGCAGCTAGTGTTAAATTAAGAGTAGTTTGGGATATGCTACTTAAAGCTAAAGAATTAACATTAGAGCATGAAGAGGCTGCATCTGAAATTTTTGAGATGTCAAAAAATATTAGAAATCAGATCAGAAGCAAAAGGGAGGATGATTGAGATTATGATTACAAATCTTGATTCAATGCCTTCTAATGAGCCTTATTTATGGGCTGATTATATTGAGATATTGGCCTTAACTAATATCGACAGGTCATTCAGTCGAGGAGACCTATATAGCACACTGCAAGCTCAACCCGAAGCAGTACTAGCTGAAACAGATGAAGCAGAAGAAGAGGGCGTTTATGATGTTGATGATGAAAATGATACGCCTGTACGCAAGAGAACAAAACGAAGTGTTAGTCGAGCATATACTGACAGAAAGTGGAGCTATGCGATAGGCTTCATACGACAACGCATTGATTTATTTGGGGATAGTTACCCTTTTACTTTATCAGAAGACAACGATACTGTAGAGTTACGTGATATATCAGAAAAGCCACTGGAACATTTAGAAAGACTATATTTAGCTTTACTAATCTGTGCTAACATAAAATATGTCAACATAATGAGCAGAAGAGAGATAACGCGCAGTTTTGAACTAATTAGTTTACCTATTTTTGAAAGCCTAATGCCTAGCGGTAGCATAATAAAAGCATGCTGGGCTTCTGGTGGTCAAGCGGCCCCTTACACTGGAACTCTATATAATAAATTTAAGAGTATTGCTTCCGATATCCGTTGCACAGCGAACTTCAAAGAACGAGATTTCAGTCGAGGAAATAGTGGTGACGGAGGCCTTGACATAATTGCCTGGCATCCAATGGGAGATCAACGAGATGCCATCCCTATTTCTTTTGTTCAGTGTGGCTGTTCTCAAGAAGAGTGGGAAGCGAAGCAGCTTGAGGCCTCACCTGCGATGCTCTACAGTAAATTCCCCGTAGCTCACCGATGGGCAACTTATTATTTCTTACCTCAAGATCTACGATGGATAGATGGTGAGTGGGCGCATAAAAATAAGTTAGGCGATGCTATTTTTGTTGATCGCCTAAGATTAATCAATTTAACCAGAGCATCTGATAATATTGATCACAGTCAAAATATTAGCTATCTAGATATCATCCTTGATCCTTCCAGCGCGATCGCTGCTTAATCCCATAAATCTGGAAGGTTTCTAGCAACCGCCTCAAACAATGGAGGCGGTACTGCATTACCTACCACAGTATATTTCATATTAATAGAAGCCCGTTCAGTTTCTGGGAAAATTAAATCCCCAAAACCTTGTAAAATAGCAGCCTCTCGATAGCTAAACCTACGAGCTGGTGCATCCGAAGTAAATTGCCACTTATCAGGTCCCAATTTTTCTAATGTTGGACTTATTGGATGTAGAGGCATATGTCTAGGATTTGCAACAATTGTTTTAGATATCTGATCCCAATCTTGCCTACGGTTTCGCGATAGATAATACCAATGAAAATCGGCGTCATAAAACTCGCCAACAGGCCAAACAGGCATATGCCCAATAGCATCACGAATTGTGGAATATGGTGTCAAACCATCACCATGTGTTGGTTTTGGAAATTTGTATGTAATACCGTAGTCCTTTCGTATTCCTACGATAAAGATTCGCTTCCTATCTTGGGATACCCCATAATGGGACGCATTCAGAATTTGCGAGCTTACTGTATAACCTGCTTCTTCGAAAACTTTGAATTGATCCTTTAATAAATGCTCAAAGTTACGCCTTACCATACCAGAGACATTCTCTACAATGAATGCTTTTGGCTTAATTTTACTCAAAGCACGGGCAAACTCTAAATATAGTGTATTAATCTTTCTATCTGCCTTCCTTGCCCCACCTTGACTAAATCCTTGGCAAGGATAGCATCCGATGAGCAACTCAGCAGAAGGGAACGACTGGAGCCCTGAGATATCGCCCAAAATGTAGTCAGTTTCAGGATGGTTTTCTAAGTAAACGTCCCTTGCGTAAGGCAAAATATCATTTGCCATAAGCACATTGAAACCTGCGTTCAAAACTCCCGCATCAGAACCACCACATCCAGAAAAAAGTGAAACTACAGTTGGCATTGACCCCTCCTAAAAACCGACCGCGTATTATAGCGAAACACCCCGTTGGGAAAAGCTAGATTTTGCCAAGTCTTGATATTCTCACGTTTTAGTAGTTGTGGCCATCTTTAACGAGAAAAAGATAAAATTGACTTCTCATTAATTTTCAATAGGTTTAATTGTAAGCTCAAACTAACGCCTCGCGACACTCGTTATTCAACCCCGCCAGCCCTGAAAACAAGTTTCACGACTGGCGGCGTTCTCTATCGTCTGCGTTGTGGTGGCGCAACTCTGGACTGACCGATATGGTTAAACCGCCCGTAATTATCCCGGACTATTTCGGCACACCCGACCAGCTCATCGGGCGTCAGATTTTCGTTGACCATAATCCGCTGTAAACGCTGAACAATAGCCATCAGCTTGATATTTTTAGTTTTATGGTGCGGTATCTCGCCTGGTATTCTGTGCATTATCCAAGCCACCCGTTTTGCTGTGCACGCTCCATCTGTTCATCTGAATAGTTCCATGCTCCATCCGTGGCAACCATTGCCCCGCCAGACATCCCCGTCTCTGGTTCATACATAACAGCAAGGCCGAGCTGATGCATAATTTCATGATTAATTCTGAATACCAGGCCACGCTCACTAAGTTCTTTCCAGTTCACAATCTCATATGCGCCTGTATTAAGCAGCTCAATACTTAGCAAGACATAATCTTCCAGCCAGTCTGACAGGTCAGTAACATCTGTTATCCGGGCTTCAACATTTCGCCCCGTATACACACCCTGCACCCATTCATACAAAATCAACGTGTCCCCGCGCTCATAATTACGGTCATTTTTCCGGAACTCTGCACGTTTCTTTCCTTCCAGCACAAGGTCGAAATATTTTGCGTGCAGCTTTACCTCGTGAATTTTTGCCATTATGTCCACTCCATTACTGTTGAGAATCCCGGCCACTCATCAGCGACCGGATACGTGAATTTTTTCCCGTCATAATTTACGGTCGCGCCACGCGCCAGCGCCTCAAGCTCCCATCGCTGCGGCCTGATACCGTTCTGAGCAAGGTCAACGCGGATACGGGTAATTTGCGTTCGTTCCGACCGGGTCAGTCTGGCCGATGGCGCTATTTCATGTGGTTTTAACGGGCTTCCGTTTCTCTGCTGACGATTTGGTGTTCTCAGTTCGTGTTTTAATGCACCTCTGAGCGCCCTCACGACCTCTGGCTCA